CTCGCATTGGCCATTGCATCGTAGTCAATCGGCGCCGGTGCGGCTGGCACTGGTTGCGGCGCTGGTGATGATGATCTTCCTCCCATAGTATTATCCTCCTGTTTTGCTAATTAGTTTGTCCCAATCGTAGACGCGCGGCTCAAAGCTGCCACGTCGGCACCATGCCGCGTATTGCTGCGGCCGTGTCGCCACGCGCATAAACTCCCGCACAGGGTTTGCGCGGCCAACAGCAGCAGCCAAAGTGACGAACCAACAATTTGGCTCGCCGCTTTCAAAGGCTTGCTCCTCCGCGTTCCATCGCAGCTCCGAGGCCAGCAGAAAGACTTCCGGTGTGGCGTGGACCAAGCCCGAAGACAGGTGCTCGCCGACAAGCTGCCAGAAGTCTTGCGTCGAGTGGTTTTCCCACCAGTGTTTTGCGCGTTGCCATGGGGTCATCGGAAAATGGCAACGGAAACCTCGCCCGCATTGACGACCGTGCCGCCGGTGGTGCTGTTTGTTATGATTTCGCAAGACCCAGCTGAATAGGTGGAGACGCGGCAGCAATTCACTCCGCTTGCAACATCGTATCCAGTGACAGCCGCATACGTTGCGTCAGGCATTGCTGTCGTGAAATGCACAGCGTAGTTGCCAGTGGACGATCGGACCACCTTGGTTACGTTGCCGCTGCCAGTAATTGTGCAGCGAAATTCGCCATCTACTGTTAATCCTGCGTCACCTTCAAATTGCACCCAAGCCCTGCACGCAAAGATCGGCGGCGAGTTGTCGGCGTTCAGCGCCTTTTTGATTTCACCAGCGTTCGCGGCGAGGGAGAGCTTGTCGTTGGTGACGGCGTCATCTGCAATCCTCGCAATCGGTAGCGTGCCGGTCGTGATCTTGCTGGCGTCGATGTCGCTGGCGAGCTTGGCGTTGGTCACGTTGGCGTCCACAATCTTCGCCGTGCTAACACTGCCGTCCGCGATGGCGCTGGCGGTGCCGGTGAGGTTTCCGGTTACGTTGCCGGTAACATTGCCCGAAAGGCTCGCGGTGATCGTTCCAGCCGAGAAATTGCCGCTAGCATCACGCGCCACGATGGCGCTGGCTGTGTTAGCGTTGGTCGCGGTGGTCGCAGAGTTGGAAACTTTTCCGGCTGTCGAGATGGTGGCCAGTTTGGTGTCCGCAATGGCGGCACCCGCGGCAACCTTTGCATCGGTCACGGTTGAATCGGCGATAGCGCTGGCGGTGCCCGTTACGTTGCCGGTTACGTTGCCTGTGACGTTGCCCGTGATATTGCCGGTCACGTTGCCGGTCACGTTGCCGGTGAGCGGCCCGCTGAATGCTGTGGCTTTGACCGTGCCGTTGACTTCGAGCTTTTCGGTGGGGCTGGTGTTGTTGATTCCTACGTTGCCTGCGCTGTCGATGCGCATGCGTTCGGTGTGGCCTCCGGTTCCTGCGTTGGTCCCAAAAACCAGTCGCCCAAACATTGCACCAGCGCTGGGAGATCCGTCGATAAACGCCTCAACGGCCGCAGCATTGTAGTTTGTTGAGCCGTCAAAGGCAGCAAATGAAAGACTTCCAACGGAGTCTCCGTTTTGGACGGAGGATGGCGAGGCGAGTGTTCCTCGCGCTTTTTGCAGGCTAACAGCAACCGCCGATGTCGGGGTGTCCGAGTATCTGCGAACAGAGATGTTTGCGTTTGGCGCATCGTTAGAGTTGGACGCCAGTTGAAGCCCTGCATTGGGACTAAATGTGGTGGTGTGCCCACTAATAATTTGTCCCGCGCTATTGATAACAAACGGCGTCGAGTCAGGATTCGTCGAGTCCTCGACCACCAGCGCATTCCCACTGCCTTCCTGCGTGATGCGCACGGCGTCCGTGGTGTCGTTGTGGGCGACTGTAAGCCTTGCGGTGGGTGACGTTGTGTTGATGCCGACGTTGCCTGCGCTGGTGATGCGCATGCGTTCGGTCACCGCGTTTGATCCGGCAGCAGTTGTGGAAATGCGCAAGCGCCCCGGTGTTGCGCCTGTAGACACAGATCCGTCAACCTCAGCAATAATGTTTGCACACGCTCCATTGTTTGTTCCGTCGTAAGTTGCAAATGCAATAGTCCCAACGGCATCGTTCGATTGGGCCGCACTTAATGCAGATGACGTTCCTCTTGTCTTCAAAAAGTTTAGCGAGGTTGTTCCGCTATCGTCTGTGCACCTGCGAAGAACAATCGCACTATTCGGGGCCGTAGATGAGTCCGCCGTTAGTTGAAGTCCGGCGTTAGCATTAAATGCAGTTGTGGCTCCAGAAATAATCTGCCCCGCACTATTAATCACTAACGGCGTAGCATCAGGATTCGCCGAATCCTCGACAACCAGCGCATTGCCGCTTCCCTCTTGAGTGATCCGCAGCGCATCCGTTGAAGTATTGCCGGTGATAACACTGCCCGCACCGGCAGTAAGCGCCTGCGATCCAAAGTTGGGATCAACCTTCGTTCCAGCAATCGCCGCATCGCTCTTGATGTCAGCGTTGACGATGTCCTTGACGTTGCGAGCCGCGTTGAGTTTGGTCGGTGTGACGGTGTCGCCGGACGTGAATGTGTAGTCGAATGATGCCATAGGTTAAGCTGCGTTTCTGGTTTCGGTCGGAGGCAGGCTCTTGGGCGATGCCTCAATGCTGGCGGATCTGATTTCCGGCCGCCCACCGGAGGTTTCGTAAATCACTTCGGCGCTATGCGCCTTGTAACGCACCGGTGTCTTCATGTTGTAGTCTTCGGCGCTGGTTGCGCTATTGGTCAGCGTGCCCACCGTTGTTTCGGTGTCAGGGTTGATGGTGCTGATCTTGGTCGTGACGCTGGCGCCCGCCGGAATGACGACATCGGCGATGGTGCGAAGGAACCGCTTGCTGTGCATGTCGCCGAAATCGTAGCGGCGGGTCTTGATACTGCCGACCACTGGGCTGGTGCCGCCGTTGACGGCATTGTCGTCGGTGGCGGCGGTGACTTCTTCCAAAAGGTAAAGGTTGCCCGCACGCGGGATGCTGAAGACGCGACGGTTGTTGCTGTGGGAGGCAACGAGGATCTGGTTGACCGAGGCGCTGGACGGATAAGTGTCGCGGTATTCCCATGTGTCTGTCAGGGCGTTCCACGCAATGACGAGCTGGTTGCCGTCAAGAGGTTCGGCGCTGGTTGGGAGGGCAATGAGATAGCGGTTGGCGTGCCATACGCCGAAGGCAGACTTCTCCACGCGGGACTGCACCACTTGGCTGAATAGGTCGGCGATGGGTTCGGAGAGCGGTTTGGTGTCGCCGCGAAGTTTCAAGTCAAGGCGGCTGTCGAGGCGGTAGATCCCTGCGTCAGACAGGAAGAAAACAAAACTGCCTGCGGTGACAATGGTGTTGCGGGCGCTGCATCCGATCTCGTTTGTGAGCATCGTGAGTTGTGACACCGGAGTGTCCACCGAGAAGGCGCTGCCATCTGTGGACGACACTTGGCCGAGGGTGGCGAGCCAGATGGACTTGCGGCAGAAGACGAGCGCCTGCCCCTCAACCCATGGATGCACTGCAACAATGCGGTCGTCGCCGCCTGCACCTGCGCGGAAGCTGTTCCAAAACGGGTCGTAGAGGTCGGAGTCCAGAACATCGCTGATGCCCACCGTGTCGCGTGTCTTTGCGATCCATAGCCGATTGTTATGGTAACTCGCCCAGCCGACACTCGGCATGCGGGTGTAGGTGACGCCTTCGCTTGGCACACCTGCGGTGGCGCGGACGAAGTTTCCAGCGCCGCCGTCCCAATAGATTGGGGGCTTCACGCGGCGAACCTTGATGCCTGCGGCAGCATGCGTTGCGGTGCCGTTTGGAACGGTGATGGTGAAAGAGTCAGTGGCGATGCCTGTGATATCGTATTCGTGGCCGTCGAAGGCGGGCGTTGTGCTGCCTTCGATGCGGACGCGGGCGCCTTCGGGATAGCCGTGGGCGGTGACGTTAATGGTGGCCGTGGTCGTGCTGACCGTTATGCCGGAAGCGGTCGTGAGCTTTTGCTCCCAGCCGGTGACGTTGCGGTCGGCTTCGCGGAGGATGTAGAGGCGGTCGAATGCCTGCACCACCGATACGGTGTCGGTGCCTTCAATCTTTTCGGCGGGGCTGGTCGGGTAGGTTTTGAGCACCGGCGACTGGCCTTGGCGGTAGAGGGTTGCCGTATCACTGCCTGCCAGCACAATGTATTCGTTGGCGTTGTCGTAGTTTTGCGAGGCGAAGACTCCGGCCGCGTAAAGCCCGCCCTCGTAGGAGTCGCGCACTTCGGGGCCGTTGTTTGCAACGATGGTGCCGGTGGCCGGTGTCGCGGGGCTGCCCATGACGGTGTAGGTGAAAGTGTTGGCGTCCGTCACGGTGACGAGGAAATCGCCGTTGTAGTCTGTCTGCACGGCTCCGCGAATGTTCACTTGGTCGCCGGTCGTGAATCCGTGCGCGGTCGCGGTGACGGTGGCCGTGGTCGAGGCGCGGGTGATTGAGGTGACCGCCTTGTCGGTGCCGAGAGTAAAGTCGAGAGTCAGCGGGGCGCCGGTCGTGCCGATGGTGTCGGTGAGGCGCTTGCTGCCCTTGCGGGTTTGCGCGACTCCGCGATCTAAGCGCATGTTGACGCTGTCTTGCAGCATGCCTGCCGGAAGGGTCAGCGGGTTCAAACGAGAAGCGAAGCCGAGGAAACCGGCGTCACCGTCGCGTTGGACTGGACTTTCTAATGCCATTAGTTGAGCGCTGCCTTGAGTCTGCTTTTGAACCGCGCCGCGTCGGCGGGGCTGATGTCGTTCTTGCGATTGGGGGCGATCTGCTGGTGTGTGACGATGCGGCTCATCGGGATGTGCCACTTCTTCATGCGGGGCACGATGTATTGGATGGCGCTGTCCATCGCGTCTTCACCGAGCGGGTCGCTGTAGGTGTCGCCGTCCCATGCCACGCCGAGGCTGTAGCTGTTGCAGTCTGGCACTCCCTGCCAGCTCGACAGACCGGCATGCCAGCAGCGCGCCGTATCGTTGGCGAGGACGGTGCGGTTGCCGTTGCGGGCGATGATAACGTGGTAGGACACTTTGCTTTCAGGGTTCATGCACCAAGAGACGGAGCCGTTGTAGCTACCGCTGGTGTGGTGCAACACGATCATGGTCGGCGTGATGGGGCGTCCGCTTTTGTTCGGGGTGTTCAGTCTGCGCTCGTCGTAGGCTTTGCTGACTGCGGGTGTGGAGACGGTTGTGGATACGGATGGCAAGCTCGGCGAGGCTGGCGCTGGGCCAGTCGCGAACGGCTTTCCAAATAGTCTCTTGATCCACTTCCACATGGGTTATTTCGCGTGACCCTTGGGCGGGGGATTGACGGTGACGGTGGCTTGTTGGCGCACGAAGTCATAGCCGACCGTCACGCAGCCAGCCGCAGCGACAACCCAGCATGCGCCGAGGATCGCAACTGCAATGAGTTTTGTGACGCGGGCGTGGCTCATGGAGTCAGAGTCTCGCGTTGTTGTCTTTCGCCATCACCAAGCCCCAACCGGCGAGCAGGCTCGCGGCGATGAGGCCGAGGTCGGGGATGCTGCCGTTGGCGAGGAACTCGCGGCCAGCGGTTGAGAGCGAGGCGATGATTGTGAGCACTCCGAGGAGTGTTGTTTTCCAGTTTCTCATATTATTTTTGCTTCTGTTTTTTGCGTAGGTCGTGAAGGACCGAAATTAAGGTGACGATGCCGACCGCGAGGCCGACACATAGACCGGCGACTCGCAGGGTTGTTTCTAGGTGAGGGAGCATGCTAAAAACGGATGAGCCGATAGAGGTCACGGTTCCGATGACTCCTTTCTCGGTGGTTGAAAAGTGATGATGCCAATACGTCATGGGGCAGTTGAGGGTTGAGGGATGAGGGTTGAGAGTTGGGCTTCCGTCAGTTGTTCGACGCCGTCGATCTCGCCTGCGTCAAAGGCGGCGGCGAGGTCGGCTTGCCAGAGGCAGCGAAAGGCGAGGCGTCCGTCCGTGAGTGGCTGGCCGGTGATCGTGCCGTCCGTGAGGCTGGCGGCGCGGATGCGGGTCTTCTCGGCGTCGTCCCAGTGCCCGCCGATGGTGAGGATGCTGCGTCCGGCGTCGGGCAGTTCTTGGCCATACTGCGCGAGGAGGTCGGGGAACATCGCGGCGACCGCTTCGGCGGGGACGGCCATGATGCGTTCGGTGGTCTCGAAGTTGCTCATGGGAGGGCAAGGCCGGTCCCGAGGGTTTGTTTGTAGAGGTTGTAGAGGGCGAGATATTGCGCGGCGGACAGCTCGGCAGTTATCACACCGTAAAATGTAAAGACGCCTGAATATATTTGTGCTGACGCGCCCAAATCTCTTGCCGCCATCATAGTGAGTGTGTTTTCCCCAGCTACAACGGCACCTCCTAGTGTTGATGTCGCCTCGGTCGTGTTGAGAAAAGACAGCAATGTGTTGGGTCTATTGTATAAAGCGGCGGCCATTTTGAACTGACCAGCAGATGTAAAGTCTCTTAGAATGTCGCGAAGCGCACCATCGCCCCACAACACCGCGTCATCACGAAATCGCGTGCCCTTTGTGTTTGCATTGCTTAGGGTGCCCCCATAGCAGCGAGTCACGCTGTCCGTCGTGCTATTGCTTACGGAAATATGCGCCTGTGCACCCCCTGCCAGAAGCAGGCTTGTTCGTATTTCTCCCGTTGCCGAATTAGTTAACCCATCCACACCCCAAGTCGGCCCATTGGTCAGCGTCCCATCAAACGCCCCCAACCCACCTAGCGAATATGCCGTGGTGCCGGTTCCGGCGTTTTGGGTGGAGCGCAGGGGCCAACACACCATGCTTTCCCACAATCCGAGATCCTTCACGCCGCGCACGAAGGCGGACACGGCGGCGCGGTCGCTGGCGCCGCTGCGGGCGCAGAAGGCGGCGGCATCCGGGTCGGTGCGGCGGACTGTGAAGGGAAGCGGCATGCTTAGTTTTCGGTGTGGACTTCGATGGTGACGCGGAGCTTGAGGCCGCTGGCGCTGTGGGTGCC